TGTGTCAGGTAATAATATAGCTGACCCAGTATCGTCACCACCCACGTGACCTAATATGTCCACAGGCTCAACTCTAAAGGTCACTTCCCTGTAATATAGGTCTTGGTTAGCCAACAAAGAAAAGCTCTCTGTGTGGGCTTGTATAGGCGTCTGAGCTATTAGTGTTTCAACACCCTCCTCACTTACATAGTAAACGTTGTAGTGTTTAACGTGGCTAAGATTGCCTGTGCAATCCCAAGTAATAACCATGTTGCCGTATGGTTTTCTGTTTGAATAAATTAAATCATAATCTACTAAAACATTAACAACATTTAAATCACTTTCATTTGGATCAATACCAAAATCAGGGTCCCAAGGTGGAATGTCGCCTTCATCTGCTGAGTACAATGCTGGAACATATTTGGTTAATGTAAGCTCTGCCGCTAATGTAGAATCTGGTGTAATGCTTAGAACTAAGTAGTCTTGTGTTTCCTTACCTAACTCACCAATAACAACCAAGTCGCCATAATCTATACCATCAATTGGCGTGTCGAATGTTAGCGTTTCGTCTGTACTATCTACAATTCTTCTTGTAACTATCTCACCGCTAGAAAGCCTAACTCTAACGCCCAATTCAGTTTCAGTAGTTAAGACAACTGGCTTGTCTATTGTAACAACACCATCATCATCAACAAACATAACCCTAACGGCTATGCCACCAAACTTAGGAACGTCATGTTGTATGCTTATAACATCGCCACGGGTTACAACTAAATGCTCAACGTCCATCTTTAACGTGAAGCTCTCGTTCCTCATACGAGCTTGAGCCATCATGTATCTGCCGTATCGCCAAGCTTCGTCCCTATCTGTGACGCCTACGGTTTCTAGTGTTTCATACTTCTCAGCATTGGAGGCGTTGTAGCCATCCATATAAACAATAACTTCATTACGCTGCCACGCTGCCGTCTTTTCAACATAACCAACCCTCAAGGCATGGGGATAAACGGGGAAGTTTCTGGAGCCATTAAAGTCCCAACTGTTGGCGGGTGTTATTAGCTGTGTAGGTATCTTACCATCTTCGTCAACTAATACGCTAATCTTACCATCGTAGTTAATGTTAAGCTGTGACCTACAATTGCTTAGAACTTTATTGACAGCCATCTTAACTGTGTCTGCATTTCTAAAGATGCCGTTGAATGTAAACTTATTACCACAACTATCTTTAGCATACTTCCAAGAATAAAAATCAATTTGACCGTCTTTTAATGGCTCTGGATTTTCCTCACAGGTTAGAATGTCTAAAGCAATTAATGCTGGGTTGCTAGAATTAATCCAGTTTCCCCATCCAGTGTTTGTAACTTCTCTAACACGTCTTTTAGCTATGCAGTTTACCGTCTGAACTTGACCAGCAAGTTTCTCACTAGCAACACCATAGATTTCTAATAATGTGTGACGCTTATCTAAGCTAAGTGGTTTGCCTTGTTTGTAACTATTTAAAGCGTTCATTGAATAAGAATGATGGACGTATTTATCATTGCTTACTGCTGAGTTTCTTCTAAACCTAACTTGGTATTGTGCTGGCGGTAAATTAGAAACGCTTGTGACAACCACAAACGGCTCAAGAGATTGGCCTGATATAGTGCCGTTTCTAGCACTAGCTTTTCCACCTGTTAAATAGGTTGGGAAGTTTTTCCAACTACCACCCGAAGTGCTTTTATATTGAGCATTAATACCAGCAGATTCGTTGGTGGTGTCGCCGTCCATTTCTTGCTTATACAAGCCTTGGGAAAATTGAAACAACGCCTCTAGCTTTGTGCTTTCTGGGGCGCTTGTTACCGTCTGCCAACTAGGACTGCCAACTATAGCAAACTGCTGAGTTGCTGATTGATCACTAATCCATTTAAGCGATGGGTTCTTAGTATTTTGATGAACCTTTGCTTGAAGCCCTAATTGACCAATTGGAGTATCAGCTACACGAATATCACTAACATCTACATTACCCAACCCAACATCAAGTAGAATAGATATTTCGCTTTTGGTTCCTACAGTTTTAATTCGTGATGTGGCTGCTAAGTCTGGAAATGTTTTGTGTGTACCATATACGCTAGGAACGCTATCAAAGTATCGTGGCTGGTTAGACGATCCAGTTACAAAGTAAACATCATCGGCTCTGCCTTGTGCTGTAGAATCACCACCTGAGTTTGATGATGAAGCTGCTGAAGCTGATGAAGTGGCTCCAACGGCAGCACTACTATAAGCGGCAACGGGTACGCCTCCTATATCGGGTGGGGGTATTAAAGCATTAACGGCTAACGTAGCCACCATAGTTATGCCAACTGTGATAGCGGCTGTGGCTACAGTGGCGGCAATACTACCAGCAACAATGGCTGGAGCTACGGCAGCTAAAACCATAGGAGCAACAACAGGAGCAATGACAGCAATAGCAATAGCAGCAATCGGAGCAATCCATTTCTTCTTGCCTTGCTTTAAACCTACAACAACAGTTATATCTTCCTCAAATATAAAATCTGTTGAGAGTTCTTTACCGTCTGAGTAGAAACCTAATTGATCTCCAACTGGTACGGGGATGTTCATGTTTGTAATGACTTCGCCAACCGACATACCTAATTCGATAATTAGAGGTAATGGCTTGGATACAGGCGTTTCGTAATAACGTGCTATGATTTCCAACGTATTATTCCTTGCATCCTTCGTTCCCAATCAGAACCAAATAAAGGCTCTGTGTGAGATGTTGACCCTTCTGAAGCATGAATACATAAGTTCTTACCTATATAAACTGCACAATGAACTGGCGTGTTGTAAAAGTTAAATAGAACAACATCGCCTATAATTGGCTCCTTAACTTCTTGCCAATTAGTCTTTAGTTTTTCTCCCCAAGATTTAAATATTTTGTTTTCTTCATCTAAACACGAAGCTTCTTTATAAAGATTTGACAAATCAGGTAAGTTGTTTCCTAATTCATTTATATTAAAGAGGCGGCATAGCGTGTAGCAATCACAGCCCTCAAAGCTATTGCCACCAGTGACATATGGGATGCCAATGTAGCGTCTTAAATTCATTTATCACCTAAAGAACAAGTCTGGGTAGTTTGCTGGATTATAACGACTATATGGGAACTGCCTAGCCATAATGTTATTAACTCTAAGCCTCATTTGAATTTTCATGGCATCATAAGTAATTGAATCAGCCCTTAAGAAGTCTATTGTTCTTTCAACTTGATTAACATTACTAGACAACACCAATTCAAACTTAATTTCTGGTGGGTCTAATAATTCTCTAATGGCTTCAACAAGAAGTTGGTCTACGTTATCAATTATAAGAGTTAGTTCTGGTAATGAATCGCCATCATCAATTGGTAATGAAAGTGAGAATGGATAAGCTATAAATTCTTCACCACGACTATAAACATTTTCAGCGTTATTTACTACACGAATAACATCGTCTTGGGATTTAATTGTAAGCAAAAACCAAAAGGCTACATTTATTTCTGGTAGATTTACTGTTGGAGTTAATGCCATATTCTACACCACATAATACTTATCAACATAACCGTTCTCAACGTAATCAGCAGCTAATCTATCTTTTGGAAATAACCACCCAGACAACTGCTCAAATTTACATTGAACTTCAAATGCTTTAGGCTCTTTCCATGATATACTAGGCGGTTCAGTGAAGCGCCACACTTCCTCAACTCCGTAAGGCGTCACAATCCATGTTGGTAGTATGCCTTGCTGACAAGCAATATTAAACCACTCTATAAAACCTTGATAATCTTCTGATGAATGAGTTCTAGCGACTTCGGCATTTCTATGATTGCCTGTGGTACGCCTTCTAACTTTGACGGTGTTGTTTTCCATCTGAGTTCTGATAATGTCTGGACGTGCTTGCTCAGTCCAAGCTGCCCAACAGCCATCAATATTAATTGGTCTAGTTGCAATGCTTAAAGCCATTATGATCCCACCCTTCTTACGCCATAGTTCATCTTCATGCTTTTATCCATGCGACCACTGCTAAAGGCGTCTTTAACTTTGCCTTCAATTAAGACCTCAAGAGTTCTGCTACCATCGTTGCCAATTGTTTCTGCAACTTCAACTTCGTTCTTGCTGTTGTTTGTGATGTTTACATTAACAGGAGAAGCAATTGTATTCATACCACCACCACTACTGCTTCTGCTTAGTGTTGCAGATTTCATAATACTTGCAGACATTGAAGCGGTAGGTGTACGACCTACACCATACGCTTGAGTTGGTACGGTTGCTGTAGCTACGCCTGTAGGCTCTGGAGGCAATCCAAAAAATGAAAAACCACCTCCACCAATACTACCAAATGAAGATTTCAATGAATCCATTAGCGGTTTAATAACAAGGATTTCAAGAGCCATTTGTGCTATGCTGTTGAGAATACTAATAGCCATGTCGCTAAAAGCATCTTTGGCAGACTTAGAACCGTCGATGATTTCACCAAAGGCTGTACTCATACCACCTTCAATGATGTCCATTGCTTGGTTTACGCCGTTGGCTTCGTTTTGTAGTTCTACAAACTCACCTTGCATTTCAGCAATTTTTGCATTGTACTTATTAATCATTTCAGTATCTTCTGAAGTAATTAATCCAGACAATTCTAATTCTTCAAAAGTTTTAGTTAATTCATTCATTTCCTTTTCGGCATTTTTTATAGGGTCACTTGTAGCTTCAATGGCTTTAGTAAATTCTTCTAATTTAGACTTAGCTTTATCAGAACCGCCACTAGCTTTTTCTGTGAAGGCTTTAAAGTCCCAGTTCTTTATAGTTTGACCTTTGTCATATTTGGAATTACCTTTACCACCAAAGGCGTCTAAATTAACATCAGCTTGGTCACTGGCAGCATCAACTAATCTTTTAGCTTCATCAGCAGCCAAACCTAATCGCTGTGCTGTTTTTAATGCTTCTACGCCAGCTTGATTAACGCCATTAACTAATGCAGACATATCTTCTTGAGATAAGTTAAGAGCAGCTAACCAAGCTTCGTCAAATCCTTCAGCAAGAATAAATGCTTGCTCTGCAACCATAGCAGTTAATTTCTCAAAAGCTCCTAAATTTGTTCTAAGCTCTAAATATTCTTCATTGGTTAAAGATAAATTCTTTAAGTTATCTTCTAAATCTTTTCTGTAGTTTGAATTTTCTAGCTTCTCTTTAGCCTTTGCTAAAGCGTCAGAAGCATCAACTCCTTTTTCCATTAACTTTAATTGCTCAGTTAACAAGGGAAGTGATTCAGCTATTTCCTTTGACTGCTTACTAAAAGCTTTGGAAACCTCATTGGCTGCGTTGCCTGTACCTTCTAATAATTCAACTGTCCCGCCTAAAGAGTTCTGAATAGATTCATCCATACTTTCTACAGAACCGCTAATGCCGTCAAAACTACCAGCCAACACCATTGCTTCTAAGTTTAAAAATTCAAGCTTTTCTATGGTAGGTTTTAAGTCATCTTCGTTAGCGGATACAAGTTCTTTATATTTCTTGCCAGCTTCTTCTGCACCTTTAGAGCCTTCAGCCATAGTTGCTGTCAAGTTTTTTAAATCATTGTCAAGCTTTATAATCCATTCTGGAGCTATGCTCTCAATGGAAGCTATAGCGGAAGTTAATTTAGAAAGAGCGCCAAGAAGTTTCGTTAGCACTGGTGAAATAGCATTATTCCACAGAAAGTCAAAAGCTTGAGCAATAACTACTGGCAGATAAGCAAAAAATTCTTGTATAGCATTTACTTTTTCTTTAAAGTCAAGAACTAAACTGGTTGCCATTCTTTCAGCGTTGTTTCTAATCTTGTCAAAATTATTAATTACATACACAACAAAACTAGCTATCGCTGCGGCTGCTGTTACAACAGGGAACGCAAGTGCAAAAGCTAAACCAACAGCAATTAAAACTGCTTGAAACGCTTTAATTCTAATTTCTGATTCACCTATCCAATCAGAAAATCTTTTTAAGTTTGTTACAACATTCTCAACCACTGTAGTTATTTTAATCATTGCAGCAGCTACAGAGTCTAATATTACAATCATAGCTTCACTTCTGGAAAACTCCAAAAGCATAGTTTTAAAGTTATTAGACGCCATTTCAAAAGTTCTAGGAAGCTTTGCAAATGTTTCGTCAGTATCCTTACCTGCTCTAATTAAAGAGTTAGCCATAATTTCAGCAGTAATAAGACCGTCAGCAGCAAGTTGTTTCAACTGCCCTATAGTAACATCCATATCTTCGTTAACAATATTAAACTCTTTAGCAAGTTCTCTAAGAACTAACGGCATATTTTCAGCCATAGACTTAAATTCGTCACCTTGTAGTCTACCAGAAGATAAACCTTGGGAGAATTGAATTAAAGCATTAGTGACGGCTGGAAGCTCAGTACCACCAATTTTACCAATCTTTAAGAAAGACTCAGCAACACGGGCAATCTGTTCGTTAGATGCCCCCATTTCGGACATACCTACGGTAAGTTTTTGAACTGCGTTGCCTACATCATCAAGAGGCGCTCCTGTTTCTTTGGCGATAGAAAACACCCTATCTAACATATCAGCACCACTTTCGGCTGATCCTGTTAATGATGCAAAAGACGCTTCTAAGTTTCTTATTGCGTCAGCTTGTTTGACAATGTTGGTTACGCCTTTGGCAGCATAAAACACGGCCATAGCCGTTCCAGCAATCTTAGCAGTGTTACCAAGAATGTCTAATGACTTGCTCATTTTAGCAATGGACTTAGTAGACTTTGCCGTTGATTTATTAATCTTTTCTACGGTACGTTGAAACTTCTGAAGCTGAGCATCACCAATGACGCCAACCTTGATATTATAATTAATGTTCTTTGACATTATTAACGGCCTTTTCTTCTGGAGCCACTATTAGGTTTGCTATCGTTTCCAGCAAAAGCGCCAGCAGCCGCTATTTCTATTGCTGGTTGTGTGCCTCCAAATGTAGATATAAATGAAAAGCGTAGTGAAATTTTATTGCCATACATCTTTCTTATCAGCCTTGTAACTTGTAAGAAAATTCCTTGGCCTTTATATCTACCGTTGTCGTACCTACCAACATAAAAACCATGCTCAAGTGCTGTGGCATACTCAACCACGTTAGTTAAAGTCACCACAGCACCTTCGGTATTGTTTTGTTTCTTTAATCCACCTATAGTAGTTATTCTTCCATTCACATAAACATTCATCAAAGAAACAAAGTTGCCTGTCTTTATTGGTGATAGTCTTCTCAACATAG